TTTCTCTCAAACTAAAACTAAGGAGTTCATTATGAACATCACTCTTTCTAATGTTGCCATTCGTGAACACAATGGCTTGTATTCAATCAACGATTTGCATCGCGCTAGTGGCGGTGAAAAACGTCATCAACCAAGTGATTGGCTTCGCTTAAAACAAACCATTGAATTGATTAAGGAAGCCGAGAAAACGGGAAATCCCGTTATCCTTTCAAAACAAGGCGTTGGCACTTTTGCCTGTAAAGAACTTATTTGTGCCTATGCGACTTGGATTAGTCCTAAATTCTTTTTGCAGGTTATCCGCACCTTCCTTGCTGTTCACGAGCAAGGCAGCCTGAAATCTCAAACCACCACCGACCAGCGCACGCCGCTTCGCCAAGCTGTCTCTGCCCTTGTGGGCGCGCGCGGCATTGATTATTCAACCGCTTACAAAATGGTGCATCAGCGTTTCGGCGTGGGCTCTATTGAAGAAATCCCTTTGGATTTGCTGCCCGCTGCGGTGGAGTATGTGCATCGTTTGACGCTGACCGGCGAAGTGTTGGATGCGCCTATTCAATTCAGCCAAAGCGAACTGCGCGAACTGGCTACGGTAGCTTACTATTGCGCTTGGTCAAATAATCTGCTGCGTGAGCTTGCTGTGCCGTTGTCTGATTTGGGTTATGCCAAAGCCAGCACTCTGCGCACGTTGCCTACTGAAAGCCGCTTTTTCCTGCGCAATGTTCACAAGGCTTTGCTGCGTGAAATGCCTAAAATTGCCAGCGCGTTTGAGCGCGAGTGCATGCAAAATAGTTTGATGCGGTGTGAGTTGTTTATTTAATGGGGCAGCCTGAAACTTCGGTTTCGGGCTTTTTTATTTCAGGCGCAATACGCGGGTTTCGCTTTGCTTGGTGTATTGCCGGTATAAATCAGGGTGGGCTGCCTGAAAGGCTTTGCTGTCAAAGCGGCTGCTGCTTTGGGCTTTCCATGTGAACAGGGTGTTGCCGTTTGTTTGCATGGCGGAATAGCTGCCGATTTTGATTTTGAGCAGGTCTTCCTTTGCGGCAATTTGTGCTTTGAGTTCTTTTTCCTGTGCTTTGAGTTCTCTTAATTCGGCGTAGGCGGTTAGGGTGTCGCTGTCGGCTTCGGCGGTGTCGCCGTTGTCGCTTGGGTAGAGTTTTTGGGCATCTGCGCCGTCTTGCGGGTTGGGCGGAATGCGGGGGATAACGTGGTTTTGCCAAAAGGCTTGGGCTTTTTCGGCGAGCATGGCAATCAGTTCGTCATCGCGTGTGATGTGGTATTGGCGGTATTGGTTGCCGCCAATCAGCGCGGCGATGTAGGCTTCTTGCAGGTTGTAAATCCACATATACCATTGCACTTGGGCGATGTATTCAATGGGTACTTCGTCGGTGTCGTCTGCGCCCCATTCGCGGCTTTTGAATGCGCTGCTGGTTTTGATTTCTAGGATGGCTTGGGGGTTGCCTGCGCCATCCACAATCAGGGCATCGGCGTTGGCGATTGCCCATTCATAATCGGGGTGTCGGCGCATTTCAGGCTGCCTGATGACGTTTGCGCCTGTATCTTGGACAAAGCGGTCTATGATGGGGTTTTCTAGGGCGTGCCCCCAGTAGAGATGTTCGCCTTGCTGTTCTGGTTGGTCGGTGGTTTTGGATAGGTATACGTCTAAGGGGGTTTTAAATTGGGATACGCCTAGGATGGCGGCGATGTCGCTGCCGCCTATGCCTTTTTTGCGTTGGGTTAGAAAATTGTTCATGGTTTGCTCCTAGATGTAGCGGTATTGGTTGCCTTGTTTGTCGGTGTGGTGGGTGCGGCAGCGTTTGGCGATGGTGGTGTGGTTGATGCCTGTGTTTTTCGCTGCTTGCATGGCGCTGTCAAAGCGTTGGATTTCGCCGTTGGGGGCGCGGATTTCTACGGTTTTTTTGTAGTGGGGCACTTTGTTGCCCACTGGTTTGAAGGTTTTTTCTAGCTCGGTTGGGGTAAGTAGGCGTGTCCAGCTATTCATGGTCTTGCCCCAATAGATACCTCTCCCAAGATTTAAGTTCGCGCTGCAACTTGGATATATTCGCTCTGGCAATAGCATCGTTTATTTTTTCTTCGTTTTCGTCCAAAAAAGCCAAAAATGCCTTATCTTCTTTTGACAAAAACCAATTTTTTGAATTGATTGCATTTACCCAATCGCCTGCTAACATTTGATGTGGGTTATCAATATTGAGCTCGTCTATTTCTTTGTTTGAGAAACTTTCTTCAAATTTTTCTTCATCATTCACAACAAAAATAAATTTTTTCCCTTTTTCGCCGCCAAGTGTTAGGTAGCGTATTACCTTAATGTAAAAATCCATTTTTTTACTCCGTTTCTTCCAAAACCACGCCTGCGGTGGGGTCTTTGTCCCATGTTTTTTGCAGCATAAGTGCATTGCGTTGCTGCTCGCATTGGTCGCGCAGGCGTTGGATGGGATGGGCGGCGGATGGCTCAAAGTACAAGTCGCTCGGGATGTCGCCCAGCGTGTCGCAGTCGTAGGTTTTGATGACGGGCTGCGGTTTGGGTTGTGTTTCGGGTTTGGTTGCTTGGGCGGCGCTGAATGCGCCCAAGACAAAGCCAAAGATTAGGGCTGCGGTGGCTGTGATGCGGGTTTTCATATCGGTTTCCTGTGGTGGGTAAAAGTATTTCATGGGGTTTCAGGCTGCCTGAATGGGTTAATAATCGCGTTCCATGATGGCGGCATGGTAGTGGCGCACCATGCTGTGCCATGCGTTTTGTTTTTGTTGCTCGTCTTGCTGGTTTTGGATTTCTGTTGTGGTTTGTGCTGTGATGCAGCGGTCGGTTAGCTCGCGCAGGCTGATGTTGTCTTCTTCGCCGTTGAGGTAGCGGGCGATGTAGCCCAGCAGGCTGTTTAGCTCGTTGAGCGGGGTGGCTTCGGTTAGGATGTCGGCGGCTTCGTCGTCGGGTAGGGCTTCCATCCAGTTGCATAGTTGTGCGCTGCCATCGCCTAGGTCGCTATCTACTTGCCAGATGGCTTGGCTTAGTTGGTTGTTGTATAGGGCGTTGTTTGGGGCGGTGTGCATTTTGTTCTCCTTGTGGTGGCTTGCGCCCCCTTTGGGTTAGAGTGTTTTGAGCGTTGCGATGCTGTCCGCGCTTAAAAAATAGGTGCTGGGGTTGTTGCGGTAGGTGTTGCGTTGCAGCCATGCCCATGCTTCGTTTAGGGTGGGAAACTTCATCACTTCTTTGCGTCCGATAAATCGTAGTTCGGCTTGCTTGCCGTGTTTGGTGGCTTTTACATGAGCTATGGTGCGGTCGGCTTCGCCGCGGGTGTGTTCTACTAGGGTTAGTTTGACTTGTTTCATTTCGTTCTCCTTAGGGCATGCCGCGCATAAAGTTGTATTGGGCGCGGGCTTGGTTGCGGGTTTGTTTGGGCTGGGGTTGGTAATCTTGCTTAGGCTGTTTGAGTTGCTCTTTGTGTTGCTCAATCTTGGCTAGGGCTTCAGCTAGGGTCATTTTGTTGCTCCTTGCTGTTGTTTGTTGCGATGGGTGAATAATAACAAATGTGATTATAAAAGTAAACACAAATGTGTTTAGAAATTGTGATAGAAACACTATCCTCTTGTTTTTAAACAAAACAAAGTTTTCGCAAGGCGCAAAAAAACCGCCACGGGGGCGATAATAATTAAAACTCGATTTTTATCGTGCTCTGTGGCATAATTTTTCAAGATTCTTTAAAAGAGATGAAAAATGAAAATTGAAGCAGTTGATTTGTTTTGTGGCGCAGGCGGCTTAACGGCGGGATTGCGTCAAGCGGATATTGTGGTCAAAGCTGGGTATGACATTGAAGCCAGTTGCGCTTTTGCGTATGAGCATAACAATAAAGGGGCAAAATTTATTGCCAAAGATGTGCAGGAATTATCGGCAGATGAAGTGATGGCGCATTATTCAAAAGGCTCTGTACGCTTGTTGGCAGGCTGTGCGCCATGTCAGCCTTTCTCTACTTATAACCAAGGACGAGATACGCGCCAAGATGAAAAATGGCCGTTGTTATACGCATTTGCACGTTTGATTAAAGAGGTGCAGCCTGAATTGGTTACGATGGAAAATGTGCCCGATGTTACCAAGCATCAGGTTTATCATGATTTTGTGCGCGAATTGGCAGAACAGGGCTATGAAATTTGGGCAAATAAGGTTAATTGCGCGGATTATGGGGTGCCACAAATGCGACATCGACATGTGTTGTTGGCTTCAAAAATCGGTAAAGTAAAATTGCTGCCGCCCAGCCATAATAAACCTATTACGGTGCGGGATACGATTTTCAGGCTGCCTAAATTGACCGCGGGGGAACAACATACACAAGATAGGCTTCATCGATGTGCGAAGTTAAGTGATTTAAATTTACAACGGATACGCGCTTCAAAAGCTGGGGGAACTTGGCGGGATTGGCCCGAGAAATTGCGCTTAAAATGCCATCAAAAAAGCAGTGGGCAGACTTATGGCAGCGTGTATGGGCGCATGGAGTGGGATAAGCCCGCACCCACCATGACAACACTGTGCATTGGTTTGGGAAATGGCCGATTTGGCCATCCTGAACAAGACCGTGCCATTTCTTTGCGTGAGGCGGCATTGTTTCAAACATTCCCTTTGGATTATCAATTTACCGAACCTAGTCGTATTGAAAATATACGCGCCATTGCTAAGATGATTGGTAATGCTGTTCCTGTTCGTTTGGGGCAGATTATTGGGTTGAGCTTCGTAAGTAGCTTTGCAGATAGCGTTGCGAAATAAGGTGTTGATTGATTATATTCAATAGCCCTTGGAAAAAGCCTTTGATGTTGTCAAAATCCTGTTTGATGTCATCAAGGCTTTTATTTTGCCCAAATTCGGTAAACGTTGCACTGCCATGTGCTAATTGATTACGCGCGGATTTTATTTTTAACAAAGATTCCGCTTTGCCTTGTTTAAGGTTGTTAAAGCTATTGCAGACCAGTCCATAATTTTGCAAACTTTGCTGGATTTGGCGCACATCAACGTTGCCATTAAACCATTTTGGATACGTTTGATTATTATCTGTGGCAGAATGTTCTTTTGCCCATTGTTCCACCCAGCCCATAATCATCAGTTTATCTAAATTATGTTTGGTGTGCTGATAATTTTGTATGTATTCTTTAAATAATTCTTTTTCGTTTGTGTGATTTACAATACAATCTTTCAATTTAGCATGTAAATCATTCAAGGTTAGATGACCAATATTACTTTTAATATGCGCGTGAATATCCTGCATCAAGGCGGTGCTGATGGATTCCATAAAATTATAAATCATCAATACTGCGCCAGCTTTAAATGGATGTCCGTGTTCTCTTTTAATGTGATGTGCAATGGAAGCGTGTTCGTATTGAATACGAACATTGCGACCAAGCAATATATCTAATAATGCCAAATGCTGTTCTATCTCTGATACTTTATCATCAAACAAGCTGCTAACTTGTGGCAATTCTTGCCAGTCATTCATGACCATTCTCCAACAATTTATCGCGCACATACTCAATCCGAGCAATGACTTTGCTACGATGATTGCTGGCATCGGAACGGGTGTGTTTGATAAATTCAGGGGAGTTGAGCCAGCCTAAATCTTGATTGGTGGAAAGATTAGGGTTTGCACGCAATGCTAATAATGCGCCAACGGATAAAGCTTCAAAGCGTATGCGAGGAACGGATTTGCTGCTGGGCGTTTTACGAAAACCCAGTTCGCCAAATGTGGCTTCAATATAGTTCAGCATCGTTTCAAATTCTTGCCTATCTTTGTTCTCATCATGGTTTGCATTTTTAGCGTAGCCCTCTAAAAACTCATCTACTCGATGATTGAAGTTTTGGTAATCGTTGGCATAAGCAAAAAATCGACGCAGCAATTCTTCATACTCTCGGCGTGATTCTCGAGTTTTGCTAATAGGACAAAGTTGACGAAATAAACCGTCCTTTCCCGTTGTATCGCGGACAAGCTCTCGGATAAATTGATAAAATGGCTCATTGCTTGAACCAAATTGTGTTTCTATGTCGTTTAACTTGGTGCCGCCTGTGTTTAAACGGGCAAATATTTCACGGCGTGCTTCTTCATCTGCCTGCTCGGTTAATTCAATCATGCGTAGGGTTTTGCGATTGAAACGCAGTTGGCGAGACTTGGGTAAATCGCCATAGCGCAGCCCATTGGCAGATGGGATTTTTTTCAGCCCGCATAGTTCTAGCTCATTGGTTAAGAAGCTAACCAACGTGCGGATGCGCTGGCTGCCATCTACAATTTCGATGCGCCCGTCGTCGTTGTCGTTGGTGTCGGCTACAAATAGATAAGGGATAGGCAGATTCAAAAACAGCGATTCAATGAATTTAGATTGCTGTTCTTGCGACCAAATAAACTCTCGTTGGTAGTCGGGGATGTATAACTCCGCTTCGTCTGTTTCTAGCCCATTGATAAATTTATCTACGATAACACTCACGGGGTATTCCCGTATCTCATGCTCGGTAATCTTTTGTTTTTCTTTTATTTCTTTTTCTAATTGTTCTATTTTTTCTGCTGATGTCATTTTGTTGTCTCCTATTGTCTAAATTTTGATTTTCTGCTCCGTTACGTCTATGTGTAGCAGGATAATCCAACCAAAACGATTTGATTTAATACAGCTTTTCTGCTTAACCACCAGCAATTTTCAGGCTGCCTTTTTTCTCAAAAATAACGTGTAAATCTGTTATTTTGGGATTTGCTAATCCAGCACGCTCCACCAAAACGCCCGATGATGCGGATTTAATACAGCTTGATTTTCTGCTTAACCACGCCCGCGATGCGGGTGTTTTCGTTAGATTCCAGCATGGGATATTGTGGATTGAGCGGCTTGAAATAGGGTTTTGCGCCGTCGTAAACGAGTTTTTTAAAGGTGGCTTTGTCATCTTGCACCACGACCACATAACTGCCGTTTTCAGGCTGCGCATGGGGCGCAACCACGATGATGTCGCCTTGGGCAAACTCGGGCATCATGCTGTCGCCTTGCACGCGCAAGCCAAAGCCATCTTTGATGTCGGTGGTAATTTCTATGTATTCCAAGTCGTCGTCTCTGTAATGCTCTATGCCGCGCCAGCAACCTGCTTGCACCCATGATATAACGGGAATACGGTGCAGTATGTGTTTGAGCGCTAGGTTTACGTTGTTGTCAAAAACGTTGGTGATGGCAGGCGGGCTTGCTTCCTCTTTGCCATGTAATAAATATTCCACGCTGGTTTGCAATGCTTCCGCCAGTTCTACAATTTTGGCTGTACTTTTATTTCTGCCGTTTTCAATTTGTCCAATCGTGCTTTGTGGCACGTTCCCTGCCAGCTTGCCTAGTTTGGCTTGGCTCAATCCAAGTTCTATTCGTCTTGCCTTAACTCTTTCTGCAAAAGTCATAACTTATCCCTTTCTAGTTGAATTATTACGATTGTAATTAATAAGGCAATAACAATGGTGTTTGACATAACTAACACAAATGTGATTAAATTGCGGGCAATTTACTAGATAAGTGATTGCACACATGAATAAATGGCAAATTATTGTGAATAACCTATCCGATGCTGGGTTATCGCAAGCAGAAATCGCCAATCTTGCAGGGTGTTCTCAATCTCAAATCGCTTTTTTAAGCCAGGGCAAACGCGGAAAACGTTTATCTTTTGAGATTGCTAGAAGCCTGATTCTTTTGGATGAAAGATTAAAGAATGGCGAGCTTGGCAAGGCATCAAAGGTTGTTTCTGTATGACCGAATTATCCCCCGCCCAACAAGAAATCGCCCGCAAGAACGAACGCGCAATATTGCACGCGCTTGCGGTGGTATCGCAAAAGCGCGTGGCGGATGCGTCGGGCATTTCGGAAACAAGATTAAGCCGCCTGAAAGATGGCGATTTGGAAAAGTATTGCGCGGCTTTGGCTGCGCTGGATTTGAAGCTAGTGCCGGCTGATGCTGCGATTGTCACCCGCGCCGAACGTAAGTTTATGGCGGAAAAGATGGTTGAGCATTATCAGGCGATAGCGGATGAGGATTGAGAGATGGCTAAAAAGCAAAAAGCCCTATCCAAAAAGGACAAGGCGATGATTAAGAAAGCACTTTTGAAAAAATTGATTGAGCCATGTGTTGTAGATGAAATTAGCCTTGCTTCAAGAATGATTGCAGCAATGAAACAAATCAATCAGGCGAATGAATAGTCGTTAATTCTTCTGTAAGCACTTGGATAAACGCGGCAAGACGCTCGGCTTGCTTATCAGCAGTTTTGTCGTTGGCGACAAGTAGTGATGAATTGTTCTCCAAAATAATTTTGGTTAGTTCTATCGCATCGTTGTATGCGTGCACATTCATAGCTTCCTTTTTCCGTGGGAATGGTTGGTCGGACTTCCATTCTACCACGACAAGGCGAGAGAGCCTGACGGCGGGAGAGACCGCAAAGAAAAAACCCACGCGGCAAACGTGGGCATGACTGAATTACTTACATATTTGATAAACGGAGACTAGATTATGTCTGAATTATTTGTACTCGTCAATCGCCCCGTGGCTGGGCCAGCGCAACAAACGGGAAACGCGCGTGAGCTTCATGCGTTTTTAGAAAACCGCGACCATTTTTCCACGTGGATTAAAGACCGCATTAGTCAATATGGTTTTGTTGAAAATCAAGACTTTGTGATTGCTTCGGGAAATTCCGAAGCAATACGCGGTGGACACAATCGCTTGGATTACTTCCTTTCGCTGGATATGGCAAAAGAGTTAAGTATGGTGGAGCGCAACGCCAAAGGCAAGCAGGCGCGGCAGTATTTTATTGACTGCGAGAAACGGCTTTCAGGCAGCCTGAAAGTTGATTTTAACGACCCTTTGCAGGCAGCCAAGGCGTTTATTGAAGCGGAAACGGCGCGGCGCGATGCGGAGCGTAAGTTGCAGATTGCGGGCGGGGCTTTAACCCGTTTGGGGGCAGCCAAAGGCTCGCAATGCTTACGCGAAAGCGCAAAGCTGTTGAAGTGGCAGCAAACGCCTTTTATTGATTGGCTGCTGGTTAAAAAGATGCTGTTTCGTGATGCGGGCAAGCAGTTGTGCGTGTATCAGGAATATTTGGGGCGTGGCTGGTTTGAGTATCGGACCGATGAGAAAAACGGGCACGCGTTTAAGCAAGTGATGGTTACGCCGCTGGGCTTGCAGAAGCTGGCGCAGAAGTTGGAAATAAAGGAAGCGGTATGAATTTCTACGCTTTTCATATTAACGATTTTCGTGGGGCAACGTGGCATTTATCCAACCTTGCCCGTTATGTGTATCGGCTGTTGATTGATATGTATTACGACACGGAAGCGGCGTTAAGCAAGGATTTAGATGTGTTGGCGCACAAATGCAGCCTGAAAACCGATGATGAGAAACAGGCGTTGCAAGATGTGTTGAAAGAATTTTTTACGCTGAAAAATGGCAAGTGGCATCACGCGCGCATTGATAAGGAAATTCATGCTTACCGTTGGGCGCACCGTAACGAAAGTAACGCTAATAGTAACGACCGTAACGAAATAGTAACGCAGCGTAACGCGAGCAGTAACGATGACCGTAACGATACCGTAACGAACAGTAACGCTGAATTTTGCGTAGAACCAGTAACCATAAACCATAAACCAATATCTTCATCATCTACCGCGCGCGAGGATTTTGCGATGTTTGCCACTTGGCAACCTGAAAGCCAAGACTGGGCGCGAATGGTGCAGCGGGCGATGTTGCCCAACTGGGATTTGACGACCTACGGCGCATTGCTGGCGGAATTTGTGGGCTACTGGCAAAGCCGTGATGATGCGAAAAACCAAGCAGGCTGGGAACACAAGTTTTTGCAAAGCTTGATTGCTGCCAAAAATCGCGGCGCGTTTTCGGTGCAGCCTGCTATCAACCATGCCGTCCTGCCTGAACGCAAAATCAGCGCAACGGCGCAATCGGCGGCGTGTTTGCGCGCGGCAAAAGAAGCGGTGCTATCAGGGAAAGTGATTACGCCGTTGCCCATTGGCGTGTTTGGCGCGATGACGGATGGGCTGTTGGAGCTTTTGGGCTGTGGTTTAGCCTATCCGCCCGCTGCCGATGCGTGGGACGTTACGCTGGCTTCGTGGGGCAAGGAGTTTGCGCGGTTACAACTTGCCGATGACGATACGGCGCGGGTGGGAACTGCGTTTGCGAACGCGAAACGCAATGCGCTGGCGGGCGAGAAGCGGTTTCCCAACGTGCAGGAAGTGTTGGGCTGCTTGCCAATGCGTTTGCGCGAGCGGATTGAATTGAAAGAAACGCCCGAAGCGTGGGCGGCGCGGCGACAGGCGGGTTTAACCCAAACTTCGCGCATTTTGGAAAATTTGAAAGGGGTGCGCCATGCCGC